AAACCTCGCTGCAAAGCGGGCACTCAACTTCCTGCCCATTGAGTTCGTCCCATTTGTTGCTAAACAACGGCCCGGACCACTGGCCTTCTTCGTCATGGTCGGACAGATCAAAATCATGGCCGCAGTACGGGCACTTGGTCCAAAGATGCCAATCTAACAATGCTCTTGCTTTCATCCCTCATCCCTCCACTCGTGCCCGCAGTCGAGGCACCTCAGTTTGTCTTCGTGCGTCCGCTCCACGTCCTGCTCGGCAATGCGGCGGTCACGGAACAGCATCACCGACCATTTGCGTGTGTACGTCGAGACTATGGCAGTGTCCTCTGATTGGCATTTCGGGCATGTCATGCTGCAACTCGCTCTGTAAAAGATTCCGCCACCCGGTACATGCGTGCCTCATCCTCCGGCATGTCATGCACCAACATCCCTAACATTGTGGCCGTCACGCTTTCGAGCTTGCGCCACTCCTTCGGCAACCCATGCCGCACAATGGCGTCGTCTATGGCCAGGTGACAGGCCATCATCCGCGCCGCGACGTAGGCGGGCGTGTAAAAATCCATGCGCTGCATGTGCAGGCCAGCAACGGAAACAAACTCGTCCAGGGTCCGCTGGGCCTGGCGCTTGGCCGTGTCGCAGACCTCACGGTGGCCGTCCTTGTCGACCAGCAACAGCCCGCCGATTGAGCCGATGGCGTTAAGGCAGTGTTTCATCACGATCCCGGCCTGACGGCGCAGCTTCCAGCCCGAGACTTCGGGTTTGGCGAAGGGTTCAGCCGCGCCGTGGAGGACGTAGGCAAGGGACATGAGTTGGCCCGTGGTGCGCTTGGTCATGACTCACCTCTGGCTTTCTTGAGCGCGATGTGCAGCTTGCAGTCCTTGTTGTGCCAATGGTCTATGTCCTGTCCGCAGATTGGGCAGAATGGCGGCCCACCATCTACACCATCGAGCCATTCAAGGATGTCAAGCGCGGCGTACAGGTCAGGAGCAGCGGTAATGAGGTTTGCCGTATCCACGTTTTCATTGTGCGACCCGTCCATTTTTGGATCGAGCGAGCGCACGGTTGCTATTGGCCTATTTGCCGCATCGCGGATACTCGTCGATCCACATATGGACCAAGGCCCCCTTGCCCAATTCTCACTCATGCCGCCACCTCCTGCGCCATCGGCGCGGTAAAATATCGCATCGGAAACCCGGCCGACATCGGGTCCATGATCGGATCGTCCCATGACCGCACGCCAGGCGGCAGCGTGTCGAGTTTTCCAGTGGCCCAGGGGCACGGGATCGTGTCGATAGGCTGGACTGGCTGCTTGGCTATCTCCTTGACACGCTGCGGCGGCTTCCGCTCGAACCCGTTGAGTTCGGCCATAATCATGTTGTGCTTGTCGTAGCATCGCCGTTCCCCGCACGTTTTCTGATTTGCCCGGCCCATGTACGTCTTGCCGCAGATAGGGCATGTCATTTCCCGACGCGGAATGCGCTTCATCCGCTCGTAAATCCGCAGGCTCTCGACCATGCAATCCTTGTCGCCGCAGGTCTTTTGCATTGGGTTCAGCGATTTGTACGCGGCGTTGCAGACGCAGCAGTAGCGGACGGGGAGCTTCGCCATTTTTTCCATGGCCTTCTTTTGCCGCTGTGCGCGGTTGTGCCGAACCTTGCGCTCTCGGACACATTCGGGGTCTCCGCAGGTCACGGACCGATGATCAAGTGCCTGGTACTCTTTGCCGCAGATGATGCACGTCTTCACCGGCATTTGCGCAACTCCTCCGCCAGCCGCTTGGCCGCTTCCTCGTTGGCCTTCCACTTGGCGTAGTTGTCCTTGTTCATGCGCTTGGCGACCAGTTCTCGCGTGAACTGCCAGCTCATTATTTTTGATGGTGCTAGTGCCATTTTTCGCCCCTAGTATTCGACGGTGACAAACGGTACAGACTCGGTGGCCAGCAGCGACACGACGTCAGCCGCGTATCTGTTCGGGATGCCGTGGCGCGTGAGCGCGTCCATGATGGCCCGATGAATTGTTTCGCGGTTCGCCAAGTCTGCGGCTCTGCGCTCGGCCTCGGCCCTCTCTCTCGCCTCTTCAGCCAAGCGCAGGCGTTCGGCCTCTTCCTGCTTTCTGCGCTCGGCCTCGACTGCGGCTTGCTTCTCGCGCTCGGCCCGTTCGATGGCCTCAAGGCGTTCGCGCTCGGCCTTCTCTGCGGCCAGCTTCAGTTCAAGTTCGCGGCGTTCGGCGGCTTCGCGTTCTGCCTTGGCCTTGCGTTCGGCTTCTGCTGCGGCACAGGCGGCAGCTTCCTCGGCTTCCTTGCGGACCTTCTCGGCGGCGGCTTCGGCGATGCGTCGGTCGCGCTCCTCGGCGTCGCGCTTGGCCTTCTCTTCGCGGAGGCGCTGGAGTTCGGCCTGTTCGGCTTCGCGCTTGAGGCATGATTCGAGGCTGGCTCGAAGGTCGGCCAATACCCTGTCTTTGACCTGCGCGGCTTCGGCTGCGAACTCCTGCCAGGATTCATCAATGGCGATGGCCTCGACGTTCTTGATTGCGAGCCCGACCATGACGGAATCCTGTGTCTGTGCACCGTGCATGTAGATGGCGCTGATCCTATCCTTGATCCCCTGCACCCGCGCTGCCTCGGCATTTTCCCACTCGGTCAATGGCTTGCGCACTTCCACCTTCAGCGCGTCCAACTCATCCCTGATCCGCTTGCGGTTCGCGTCGATCTTCTTCGGGATTTCCTTGTACTCGTCGGTCAACTTCTTGCCGATGTCGTCCAAGTAGGTCTTGGAGCGGGCAACCTTGTTGGCGATGCTGGCGATCTCCTTCCGGCCCTTCGCGGTGGTCGTGTCGGGCTGGAACTCGGCCACGATTTTGCGGATGGCGGCAAGGATCGGGTCCACCTTTTCGGCGTTCGTGAAGACGGCCAAGGCCGTGGTCGGCTCTATCGTGACAAGGGCGGTTTCTTTCACTTCGGTGCTCATATTTCTCCTTGGGGCCGGGTGGCCGCCCCGTGGGCTATCGGTTTGAAATCCGCCGCTCTTCGCGCATGTTGTCGTGCCAGTCCTGGCGGTCGCACAATAAATCATCCCGCGCCGCCAGTGCCTCGATATACTCATCATCATCCGCGCAATGCGGCTGGCCTTTATTCAGTGAGCGACAGCCCTTGCAGCTACCGTCCCAGCGTTCGTAGGGGCAGTTTGAGTAGCACATGGCTACACCTCCGCGCCCAGCAGCTCGGGCAGGATCTCGCCGCGAATCTTTTCGATGTGCACTGGCTTCCACTTCGAGGAGTATTCGTTGACGGCCCTCTCCACTTCCTCGACGGCGACGCCCTTGGCTTCCAGTTCGGCCACCATGTCAGCCCGCATCTCTTCGAGTTCCACGGCCGTGGGGCGCTTCTTGCCGCTGCCTTCTGGCTCGGCCTGCGGCGCTGCGGGAGGCTTCAACATGTCGTTGATGTCGTTGGCCGGGGCCTTGCTTTCGGGCTTAGCAACGTACTCGGCCCAGGACGCTTCGCCGCTCGAAATGGCCTGGTAGACGCCGCGCAGGTCTTGAATTTCGGCAGGGCTGATGATGTCGAGGCCGTGGCCCATGTAGATTTCAAGCTGCTTTGGGCTGATGCCGATGTTGCCAAAGGCGTCCACAATCTTCTTCAGGGCGGCCTTCGGGTCTTGTGCATCCCGGTTGTGCAGGGTCTTGCGAGCTACCTCGATGCCCTCGTCGATGATGTCCTGGGGGATGAGGCGCAGGCCCTCGTTGCGGATGACCTTGGAGATCAGCGCGGCTTCCTTGGTGTGCAACTCCTCGTCGGTAGCCAAGACGATGAAAACCTTGTCGCCGTAGGTGTTCGTGCGCTCTCCGACGATCTCGCGGCCCTTGCCGTCACGGCGCTCGACGGTCTTCTTGATCTGGATTTCCTTGCCGAAAGTGGCGTTGGTTTCGAGGTCGATGACCGTGACCTTGATGCGGCGGACATGGTCGTCCTCGTAGACAAGCTGCGTCTCGGTGATGACGTTACCCCATTCCCTGACGGCCAGTTCGGCAAAGCGGATGCTCGGGCCGATGATCTTCTTTCCGCCGACCGGCTTGGCGTACTCGACGCGGGCTGCGAACTCGGGGCGCTTGCAGGCTTCGAGGATGCGCGAACGGGATTGCATCTCATTTCTGGGGCGCTGCATGGCCACGATGTACGCCGATTGGATACGGGCCTTGACGGCTTCTGCTGCTGCGATTGCGCCGGGGTCGATAGGCATAATGGCTTGCTGATAGGCGAGCGCTGGCATGTTCATTCCCAAACTCCTTTCAAGGCCCAGTTGGGCAAGCTCAAGGTTTCAATTTTGTCGCTGTAGGCCGGGAACTTTCCAGAGATTTTGCAATCCGCAAGATCAAGCAGCAGGTTGCGGTAGATGACCCGGCCGGCTTCCATGGCCTGGAAGTCAAGCTGGAAGCACTGGACGGCATACGGGGCGGACTTCTCGACGGCGATGAAGGCAAACCCATGCACGGGCTTCAGCGTCACGGCTTCAATGCCATCGGAGTAAAACGCGGCCTGGACCGCATAATTGTACTTGGCCACGGACCGCGTGAATCCTTCGAGGCTGGCGTCTTCCGTCGTCTTCAGATCAACGACAATGCCGTCCTCGCGGTAAAAATCCGGCCGGCACCGGCAAAGCTCGCCCGACCTTTCGTCGTACCAAAACGCGGACCCTTCAGCGATTCCGGCGCCGGAGAGCAGTGCGGAGGCTGCGGGATGAGCCATGACGCTTGCACGCATTCCCAGGAGCATTTCGCCCTCGTCGGCGTTCACGATCTCTGCCCCGGCGTTCTCCGCGCAAAATGCCTCCCATGTTGCCTTGCCGTCCTTCGTCCGCTTGTCGCAGACCGGCGCCACGGCAATCTTGACGCGCTCGGGTTCCAGCACGAGGCCGTGGAACAAGCTGCCAATCCGCATGGCCGGAGTTTCCTTGCGCGGCGTCGTCAGGGACGCCAGGTAGTGCGCCGGGGACTTGGCAAGCTGGTCGAGCTGCGACTTCGAAACCGATCCGTGACGGTGGTACTCGTCAATCGGAATGCCGGGGATGATTCCGGCGCGGACCAAGGATGCGTTGTCGGTCAATTCGAGTTTGAACATCCGTTCCTCCGTGAGTATTTGCGGATAGCCCGCTTCAGAATCATGGCCGCGATAATCGCGTGACTCGGCACTTCGATGACCGGAGCCTGGTTGCTCAACCCGGTTGCGGCCAAAATCACCTTGAGTTCGTGTCTGGTCATGGCTCAAAACCTCCGAATGATGATATAAAGGGCCAGGCAGACGGCCAGTGCGCTGATTCCGTAGCAGCAAATGGGGATCATACAGCCCCCTTCTCTACGCGGGCGATTTCGGCCCGGAGCCGTCGCACGTACTCGTCGGTCAGCCCGCCAGCATCACCGCCGCTCTGCACCCAGACTTCCGCCATCTCGCGTAGCACCTGCGCGTCGGTCATCTGGTGGCGCGTGCTTGGCCTTGGGGCCAGTGCGTTCAAAAACCGCCTGTCAAAGTCGCTGTAGAAAAGGTTCATACCTGCCTCCGTTGTGCATCGCGTCATCTGGTGGTGCGGCGTCCGTAGACGCCGGGAGAAGGAGGGTGGATAGCCTGTGCAGATGCACCGTTCCGCACGGCCCGCCCGTTGCTCAATTCTCCGGGGCTGGTATGCTGATGGCCCCGGCCTACACGGCGCGACGTAGCTTCTCTGGCTCCACCGGATGACGCGATATTCAGTTGTCAAAGACTCCATCCCCTCCCCTTCTCCCCTCGGCCCCTGGATCGTCCCCCCAGTTCGGCGGGCTCGGCATCCGGCGTCGGTTCGTCGGGTTAGGCAACTCCGGGTTCCGCCTGGGTGGCCCGTGGGCCTCCGTGTGGGTCGCCGTCGTTGTTGATTGAAGAATACCAAACGGGCGAAAAAAGTCAATACGAAAGTATAAAAAAAGCAGGGCAAAAAAAAGATTTGCCAAGTCATGGATACACAAGTATAAGGTGCCCATGAGCAAGAACAACATCCGAAAAATCATCACTGACAGGGGGCTGACCGTGCCCGAAGCGGCGCGGTTGTGCGGCCTACCCGTGCCCACGGTGTCGGCCCACTATTACGGACAGCGCAAGACGATGACGCTCCCGATTGCTGCGAAATATGCCGAAGGGCTGTGCGTGGCGATGGAGGAGATAATGTCGGGCGGAGACGCCGCATGAAAATCTTCGCCATCTACGCCAGCGCATCCGACGACGAACCCTTCGTGCGCACCATGGCCGACGATCCGGTCACGGCGCTGGAACTGGTCCGGGGCAATGCGTGGTGCTGCCAACAAATGACCGAGACGGCGTATGCCGAGCGGGTGGAGGAACTGCTGTGACTGCTATCGAATTTGTTGTCCATGTCGGCGCTGGCTACGGGTTCGGAATGCTCATGTGGGAGTTGGCCGGAATCCTGGCCGACAAGTCCGACCGCGTTGACCAGTGGGCGCACCGTCGCGCCATAATCAAGTGCGGCCAGGCCATCCTCGACTACGAATGGGACAGGTCAGGAAACCCCGTTGCCGCACACAAGTTTGCGCACAAGATCATGGGCACGCAGCCTGGGAGGATCGCATGAACGACGTGCCCGAATCCGCAAAGACCCAATGCGAACGCCTGCTCGAACACCTCAAACTCGGCCTGCCGTTGACGCATCGCAAAGCCGAGATCGGCTATGGGGTCCAGCGTCTTGCCGCACGCATGTACGATTTGAAGCAGCTCGGCCACCAGATCGAAAAGCGGATGGTGGAGGTGCCGACGAGGGATGGGAGGCGGGCGAGGGTGGCGGAATATTTTCTACAGGCATGAAAAAAGCCCCGGCGCTGTGACGAGCAATCCGGGACAAAAACCAAAAGGACGGAAAAACGATGTACCAAGAATCATGCAATGTCAAGACGTATCAGGACTTCCTGTCCGAGAAGGTAATTTCTGCGCAACCTATCGGGTTCGACGTGGAAATTTCTGACCTCAATCCAGCGCTGTTCGACTGGCAGAAAGTCGTAGTCCAGTGGGCGCTGAAGCGTGGTCGGGCTGCGCTGTTCGAGTCGTGCGGGCTCGGGAAGACCCTGCAACAACTCGAATGGGCGCACCAGATTCACCTTCTCTCCGGCGGCGACGTGCTCATTCTCGCACCGCTGGCCGTGTCGAGCCAGACCGTCCGAGAGGGCGCAAAGTTCGGCATCGAAATCCACAAATGCCGAAAGCAAGCAGACATTCTCCCTGGCGTCAATATCGCAAACTACGAGATGCTTGAACACTTCGACGCATCCCATTTCGCTGGCGTCGTGCTGGACGAATCATCCATTCTCAAAGGCTTTACCGGCAAGATGCGCAACCAGATATGCGCAGCTTTCTCCAACACTCCGTACCGGCTCGCCTGTACCGCTACGCCTGCCCCAAATGACCATATGGAGCTTGGCAATCATTCAGAGTTTTTAGGCGTCATGCCCAATGTCAACATGCTCTCGACGTGGTTCGTCAATGACGGATTCGAGGCGGGGAAGTGGAGGCTCAAGGGCCATGCCGCATCCGACTTTTGGCGGTGGGTGTCAACATGGGCCGTCTGCCTGTCCAAGCCATCGGATATGGGATTTGACGATGCCGGGTACATCCTGCCCGAACTGCGGACCATCAAGCACCACGTCGGGGCCGAGTTTGAATGCAAGAACGGCCAACTCATCCGCACGCACGCACCGAGCGCCACGGACCTTGGCCGAGAGCTTCGCGCAACCATCGACCTCCGCGCCGACAAGACAGCCGAAATTGCCGCGTCAACCGATGGCCCGGTCCTGATTTGGGTCAACCTCAATGACGAGGCCGAGGCCGTTCTGGCCCGCATCCCAGAGGCCAAGCAAATCACCGGCAGCATGAGCACGGACGCCAAGGAACAGGTCATTTCCGACTTCGTGGATGGCCGGTTGCGCGTGCTCATCGGCAAGCCGTCAATCTGCGGGTTCGGGATGAACTTCCAGCATTGCGCAGACATGATTTTCATGGGGCTCTCGTACTCATTCGAGCAGCGATACCAAGCCGTCCGCAGGTGTTGGAGGTTCGGCCAGACGCGGCCCGTCAATGACCACGTTGTCATGAGTCCGAGCGAAGCCAAGATTTTCGAGAAGGTCCACCAGAAGGAGTTGAAGCACATGGAGATGGAACAGGAGATGAGCGTTGACATTGCATTGACCCACGAGGCCCGCAACCAGTCGCAGGGAATGGACTACCAGCGCCGGGAAGTCAGGGGCAAGGACTGGACGCTTGTCAACGGCGATTCCTGCAAAGAGATCCAGAACATCGAATCCGACTCCATGGGCTTTTCCATCTTCTCCCCGCCATTTTCGTCCTTGTTCGTCTATTCCGACTCCATCCGAGACATGGGCAACTGCGAATCGGATGAACAGTTTTTTCAGCACTTCGCGTTCTTGGTTCCAGAGCTTTTGCGCATCACCATCCCAGGCAGACTTTGCGCTGTCCATTGCTCCCAGATTCCCGCGCACAAGTGGAAGGACGGAGAGATTGGGTTGAAGGACTTTCGCGGCGACATCATCCGCACGTTTCAAGCTGCGGGATGGGTCTATCATTCCGAAGTCTGCATCTGGAAAGATCCCGTAGTCGAGATGCAGCGCACCAAGGCGCTTGGGCTTTTGCATAAGCAAATCAAAAAGAACAGCGCCATGAGCCGAGTTGGGATGCCTGATTATCTCGTTGTATTCCGAAAGCCTGGCGACCCGGTGAAGCCCGTCGAGCGCCCCAATGGCTTCAATCCGCGTGCATACATCGGACAGGACGGCGAAGAATGCCAGACGAGCATTGATGTGTGGCAGAGGTATGCTTCCCCGGTCTGGCACGACATCAACCAGACCAACGTCCTCAACGTGAGGGTGGCCCGCGCAGAGAAAGACGAGCGCCACCTGTGCCCGCTGCAACTCGACGTAATCGAGCGCGCTATCCACCTGTGGACCATCCCCGGAGACACCGTATTCACCCCGTTCTTGGGCATCGGGTCCGAGGTTTACAGCGCTGTCAAGCTCGGACGCAAGGGCTACGGCATCGAACTGAAACCCGAGTATTTCAACCAGGCCGTGCAGAATCTCAAGTCACTTGATGCCGACAAGCGCCACCTTTCTTTGCTGTCTCTCATGCAATCGGAGGTGGCCTAATGGACGCCATACTCGAATCCGTCATCACTGAGTTGGACATGGCCAAAGTCAAATGGCCAGACTGGCCCGTTGACCCCGTACATGCCGCCGCTGTCGTTTCCGAAGAGGCTGGAGAGCTTGTGCAGGCCGCGAACGATTTCTGCTACTCTGGCGGCGATTGCGAAAGGATGCGTGCAGAGGCAGTGCAGACCGTAGCCATGGGGCTGCGGTTCCTGGCCGGACTGGCGATGTATGAGCGCCGGAAGGGGTACTAGATGGAATGGTTCAGGTGGTACCACGGCGCGGCATCAGACACCAAATGGTCAATCATTGCCCGACTATCAAAACAGAACATCGGCACCGTTGTGTCAATCTGGATCGCCCTTTTAGAGCACGCTTCTCAGGCCGACCCGCGCGGGTCGGTCGCGGACTTCGATCACGAAACAATCGATGCCCTTTACGGCTACCCAGAAGGAACCACTGTAACGACATGTAACGCCATGAAACGCAAAGGGCTATTCGATGATGAAATGATGATCGTTTCGTGGGCAAAAAGACAGCCGAAGCGGGAGCGCGAAGACAATTCTGCCGAGCGCGTGCGCAAGCACCGCGAAAAAAAGAAAGTTAATAATCCAGACCAGATTGACAACTGTAACGCCATTGAAACACCAAGTAACGCCAACGTAACCCATGAAACGCCTAGAACAGAACAGAACAGAGCAGAACAGAACAGAGAACACACACAAGAGACGCGCGTGCGCGACGATGCCGATTCGTCTGATTCAAAACCAAAGTTTGCACCAGGGCCTGCGCCATCTGAGTACAGCATGGAGTTTCTTGAACTTGCGGAACAGTACCCCCGCAAGGACGAAGGGCTGGCCGCTGCCTGGATAGCGTTCAAGGCGTGCAAGGCTGCCCATGCCTACCCTGGCAACCCGATTGTCCTGCCCATTCTCGTGCAATGGCGCGTCTCTCCACAGTGGACCGACGATGGAGGGCGATTTGTGCCAAACTTCTCACGGTGGATTCGGGAACGGCGTTGGGAGGCAGGCCCTCCTGAGGACGAAGCCGCCAAGGTTGTGAGGCAAATGCAGGACCTAAAAGCAATGCGGGGGATTAAGCAATGAACGACGTTGAATTTTCACAAGCTGCAAATCACATTGCTGAATTTCTCGGAGCGCAGGCCCCGAGCGCAACCAAGCTCATGGCGTGGATGCCCAAGGTCGAGAGCATCCCGACCGAGGCCATCAGCTACATCATCGAGAAAATCACCGACGACGCAGACCGGATGCCTGCGAACTTGCCGAAGGCATTTCGCCAGCACTTCCGGGCATGGCAGATGGAGCACCCCGAGAAGGTTGCCCGTGTCGTGGAGCCAGGGTGCGCGGATTGTGAAAGCGGCGTCCTGTATCTCGAAAAGGACGGCCAGACGGCGGCTATATTTTGCCAGTGCTACAGCGGCGACTCGGGGTATGTCGGGCGAACGACTCTCGCATACATGCAGCGCAATGGATGGCGGTCAACCAAGGTTGACAAGCTCGGGCCGGATTACGTCGAGAAGTCGGCGTTGAAGTCGCAGATGGCAAGGGCCAGGCACGACGAGCGAAATCCTGACCCAGCGCGATATGACGGCTATGAAGACCGATACGCAGAGGGATGGTGATATGTGCCGCGACTGTCCGTCCGCCCTGACAAAACCCGGCACCGGCTGCGGCCACAAAGTGCTCTACGGCCCGGGCGCGTGTTGGCGCAGGGACGGGAGGCCGGAGAGGAAGGCGGGGTTGAGTGGCGAGGGGTGGAGGAGTCCGTTTCAGTACGCGGAAAATGAGGAGAGGGGGAAATACTGGTGAGAAAAATTGCTGCACTATTCGTCGAACCATCCGGCGCATACTCAAAAATCCCAGGCGTGGACCCGTGGGACGAATCCAGGGACGCCAGAAAATACGCGGGGCCATGGCCTGTTGTTGCGCATCCTCCGTGTCAGAGGTGGGGAAGATTTTGGCACGGCAGCACTAGGAAGCCACACCAGTTCAAACTTGGGGATGATGGAGGATGCTTCGCGTCGGCCATGGAGTCTTTGCACCTGTTCGGGGGCGTGCTTGAGCACCCGATGGACTCGCACGCATGGGCGCACTTCGGGATAAACAAACCTCCAAGATCGGGAGGGTGGGTTCCGTGCGATGGCGGATGGACGTGCTGCGTTTACCAGGGCCACTATGGTCATTTTTCCGGCAAGGGGACATGGTTGCTTGTTTCGGGTGTCGAATACTTGGATTTGCCGGATCTCATTTGGGGGAAGTGCGAACAAAGACTGCATCCCAGGGCATTGGAGAAATACGGCTACGAAAAAGCAAGGCGCATTGGCATGATGGCTATGGTCGGCGGCAAGGATAAGACGAAGATCAGGAACAGCACGCCGCCTGAGTTTAGAGACTTGCTGCTTTCGATTGCCGCAAAGGTGAAGCAATGACCGAACACGAAGAACAGGTAGTCCTCATGCGCCTGGTGGAGATGCACCTGGGTCGCTGGCCGGAACTGGGGATGCTGTACGCGGTGCCAAATGGGTCAGAGCGCAACGTCATCGTCGGGCGCAAGCTCAAGGCCGAGGGCGTGAAAAAAGGCGTGCCGGATTTGTGCCTCCCCGTCCCACGTGGCGGATACCATGGTCTGTACGTCGAGTTGAAGCGCCAAAAGAAATCCCGCATCAGCCCGGAACAGGTCGCATGGATCAATGCGTTACAGGGCCAGGGGTACAAGGCGGAGATATGCCTAGGCGCAACCGAGGCGTGGGAAGTCATCCGGGAATATGTGCAGGCATAGCCAAATTTCGCGTCAGGACGCCACGAGAGCGATTCTGGCGCGGAAGTCGATAAACGGGAAGGATGAAGCGTTGCAACGCGGGAGAAACTAAATTTGAGCGAAAAGAAAATTTCCGGCAAAGCCATAGACGACCAAGCGTGGATCGTATGGCTCGAATGGCACAAGGACATTCCTGCGCACCAGATCCCGATGATGCCGGAGACATTCCGCAAGGCGTTTCGAGAAGGGGCTCGGTGGATGGAAGCCAAGGGGGCAGAATGAGCGGGAAGGCAGACGAGATGAGGGCGGAACTTGAGAGATACAAGTCTGAATGTGCCGAAGGCGTCAAATTCGACCAGGGCAAACGTCGCGTGGATCTCGTGCCTACCGAGGCCATCAACGCCCTGGCCGACGTACTGACCGCAGGCGCTGTGAAATACGGAGAGCACAACTGGCGACACGGCATGGACTGGTCCAGGGTCTACGGCGCGGCACAGAGGCACATGCTCGCGTTCTGGGGCGGGGATGACATCGATGAGGAAAGCGGAATGCCGCACCTGTGGCACGCGCTGACGAACATCGCGTTTTTAGTGTCGTATCAGGCCATGAGTGTTGGGCGGGATGACCGGTGGAAGCAGGAGCCGACTGAATGAGCAAACTCCCCGTCAAATGTCCCGCATGTGGTGGCTACGACACGATCCGCACCAAAGGTCCGCAGTGGTTATGCAACGACTGTTTCCAGCAGCGCCACGAGTGCAGGGAGTGCGGGCAGCGGTTCCTGGCATTCTGGGATATGACGGGGACGCGGCAGTACGGAAAGGCGGAAGGTCCGAAGAAACCAGATATGAAACAGTTCAGTTTGCCGATGGAGATATAGCGATGGCGAAAGCATTGACAGCGAAGCAGCAAGTCTTCGTGCAAGAATACCTTGTCGATTTGAACGCGACACAAGCTGCAATCAGGGCCGGATACAGCCAGAAGACAGCGGGGTGGATTGGGAACCAGCTACTCGCAAAAACTCACATTGCCGAGGCAGTACAAAAAGCAATGGCGAAGCGGGAGCATCGCACCGAGATCACGCAAGACATGGTGCTTCGTGAGTATGCAAAGTTGGCGTTCCTTGACCCGAGGCGCTTCTATGACGACGCCGGGAATTTACTCCCCGTCAAAGAGCTGCCCGATGATGTGGCGGCGGCGCTTTCAAGCATGGAGGTGGTCACAGAGAGGGCTGGAGAACTTGAAATTGCAGTTCGCAAGATCAAGTTTTCCGACAAGAAAGCGGCGCTTGACTCCATCGCCCGTCATCTTGGCATGTTTAAAGACAAGACAGAGTTGACCGGCGATTCCATGGTTCTCAATCTGGTGCTGAATGGACCTGGAACTACACGAAAAGCAGAGTGAGGCGTTCCTCACCAGGGCAACGGAAGTGCTCTACGGCGGCGCGGCTGGAGGCGGCAAGTCACACCTCATGCGCGTGGCCATGGTCGCGTGGTGCATCGGAGTCCCTGGCGTCCAGTGCTACCTGTTCCGGCGCACATCCGACGATCTTGGCAAAAACCACATGGAGGGTCCGTCTGGATTCCGGGCGATGCTGTCCGATTGGGTGACGAGCGGGAAGGTATCGTTCAACGAGCAGAAGGGTCACATTTCGTTCAAGAACGGCTCTAAGATATTTCTGTGCCACTGTCAGCACGAAAAAGACCGTTTCAAGTACCAGGGCGCGGAAATGCACGTGCTGATGATCGACGAGCTTACACACTTCACAGAGACGATTTACCGATACTTGCGCGGGCGCGTTCGGCTTGGCGGGCTGAAAGTTCCGTCGCAATACGAGGGGCTTTTCCCGCGCATCATCTGCGGCTCAAACCCCGGCGGCGTCGGGCACAACTGGGTCAAGTCCATGTTCATCGACAACGCGCCGCCGATGGAAATAACGCAGATGCCGAAAGCAGAAGGCGGCATGTTGCGACAGTACATTCCTGCGAAGCTCGACGACAACCCGACGCTTGCCGAGAACGACCCGGACTACATTGATCGGCTTTCCGGCCTGGGCAACGCGGCCCTCGTTCGTGCCATGCGTGACGGGGATTGGGACATCGTGGCCGGTGGTGCGCTTGACGACGTTTGGGACCGCTCCCGCCATGTCATCACGCCGTTTGAAATCCCGCATTCGTGGATGATCGACCGCTCTTTTGACTGGGGTTCGTCAAAGCCATTCTCCGTGGGCTGGTGGGCCGAATCTGACGGCACCGAGGCCACCATGCGCGACGGCACGAAAAAGACATGGCCGCGTGGGACCGTCTTTCGGATTGCGGAGTTTTACGGCTGGAATGGACGCCCAAACGAGGGATGCAAGCTCCTGGCCGTTGAGGTGGCCCGCAAGATCAAGGAGATTGAGCAATACACGTTCCCGAGGCGAAGCGTCACGCCTGGCCCTGCCGACCCGGCCATATTCGCCGCTGAGAACGGCGTCTGTATCGCAGACGACATGGCCCGCGTTGGCGTGCGATGGGTGCCCGCTGACAACCGGCCAGGGTCTAGGGCGTCGGGCCTGGAAGCGTTGCGCAAGATGCTGAAAGCTGGGCTGTCATTCCCGATGGAAGAGCCGGGGCTTTTCATCTTCGACACCTGCACGAACTTTATCCGCACAGTGCCAGTGCTCCCTCGTGACGAGCGCAAGACCGACGATGTTGACTCGGACGCAGAGGATCACATTTACGACGAATCGCGCTACAGGCTGATGAGACGCAAATCGACCACCACCGCCGCGCCAATCTCCATCCGCTAGGCCAGAACCCGCGCAATCTGTCCCGCGTTGCGTTGACGCGAAGTAAATTGGCTAGTGTAGTGCGTCGAAAAGTGAGGGAAAAATCATGCCACTCGGAGATCGCGTTTTAGACAACGGCTTGACCGTGCTGGACACCGAGGCCAACGCCCTGCACATCTGCACCCAGGAACCCACCGACTACACCGGGGCGGTCACTACCTACTCCAAGGGCAGCAAAACCGGCATCTCCATCGGGGCCCCCGCTGCGGGCACACCGAACGGCCGCCAGGTAACGGTGTCTGCCATTACCGATGGCACCGTTTCCGGCACTGGGACAGTCACCCATTGGGCCATCGTGGACACGGTGAACTCGCGCCTCCTGGCCGCGGGGGCCCTGTCCGCTCCCCAGGCTGTGACCTCCGGCAACACGTTCACCTTGGGATCGTTTACTATCCGCATCCCGAGTGCGTGATGAGTTACGGTGAGCGTGGACGCCACAATCCCTATGACGCCTACATGGCGGGTTGCTGCATCTGGCACTCGCCACGGCAGCTTGTCCTGCTCGATGAGCGGCTGAAGGACTGGACGCCAAGTTGCCCAGTCGATGCCGAGGCTGTGGCAGACATGAGGGAGATGGTGGCACATGAGGCGGCGATCAAACGACGGAAATATCTGGGGGAATTATGACCCACAATGAAATACGAGACGCGATTATCGCCAACGGCTGGCAATCCCTGTCCGCTGGCGAGATTGCGGAGTTGCTCAATGTCCCGAAGGTTGTGCGCGGCTCGTTCATGGCGAGCCTTGGTACGCCGATGAAATACCTTGGTGCCGAGGCTGGAGCGCAGTTGCTCGAAACAATGTCCACATTGGCCGAGTCGAACGCGGTTGTGAAGTGGGGGCTGAAACTCCTTGAGCGCGGAGAACTGGACCTTGGGCTTGATAGCACCCGCGCCATGCTCGACGCGCTGTTGCCTCCCGAGGCCGCTGCTGTGCTGAAGGGCTTGGCAGAGCAGGCCGTGAGCGCAAACGTGACAGCCCAAGCCGTCATTGACGCGATGGAGGGCATGTAAATGGCAACTGAAAAATGGGCTGCATATACCTCTCGCGGCAATGTTCTTT